GTAGCAATTGCATTTTTAATTTGAAAATATGAAAGGGTCGTGGTACAGCTTATGTTTTCTGTAGTACAAAAGAACATTCCGTCTACTAATTGACCTTGTTCTTTAAAGTAATTCTGTTGCTGATATAAGTGAGAGAGAACAACATTAGCATCTATTCCAAAGGCAACTAAAAGAGATTTATTCAAGATAAGAAAAGGAGTAGATGCTAATATTGATTTTTTCATAGTTTAAAATGGTAAATCTTCTTCTTTTTTATTAATAACTTTATTTCCCATTACCCAATCTGTAAATCTTTGGGCTTGTTCTAATATTTCATTTTCATTTAATATTGAACCTGTTTCATGTTTTTTTAAATGAAACTCCATTGCTCTTGCTAGACTAGATTGTTTTACTATCATTACCTGTCTTTCAGGATCTACTTTATTAAAACTACTCTTATTTTGATTAAAATTAGAAACAGGTTTAACTTTAGGCCATTGCCCATCGTGCCATTCATAATCTGTTTCTTGTCCTACTATAAATTTATTTTGATTATCTGATTTTGAAGAATACTCTCCAATATCACCATTTTCAAAAGCTATAGTGTATTTATACATTTTTCCATATTGACCTTCCCATGGGTTACCTGGTACAATACTTTTTATTATTGATTTTTTTACTTCCATTTTTTTAATATTTAATTAATAATTCTTCTAATGAAATATCTTCTATTAGACTACAGATCTTTAATAACTCAGATACTTTAAAAGCATACGGTTTATCTAATTTATATAAAACCGTTGGATAAGATATACCTAATTCTTTTTCTATAGTTTTTTTTGTGATTTTATTTCTATGTAAAGCAAGTATTAAATTTTCCCTTACTTTATTTTCATCATTAAATTTTTTGAATTTCATATAATATATATTTAAAGCAAAGATACTTAAAATAATTTAACATATATAAAAAGATATTAACAATTGTAATGTTAATAACATATTAAGTTTTTTTTACAAAACTATATATATGTTAAGAAAATTTTATATATTTGTTGTGTATCAATTTTAAAACTAAAAGAAATGAAAAATATTAATAAAATGTTAAATGATTCTATAAATGAATTAAAACAACTACAAAAGGAAAGAGATAGTATAAGTGAATTTGAAAAAGCTATGGCAGAATATAGAAAAAATTCATTAAGATCTCAAGAATTAAATAAACCTGAATTATATAATACTGTAAAAGCTAAATGGCAAGTAGATTATATAGACTATAAAGGAAGGTTTTTAGATGTTATTAAAGATCATGTAACTGGAGTAAGATATACAGACTCAGCTTCACCTAAATATGAGAGTATAATATTTGAAGGTACTAAAAAACAACTTCATGATATGTTAAAACCTTTAGAATCAGGACCTCATAATGATGTTAAAATAATTGGCTCACATTTTGTAGAGGATATTGTAAAAGGAGCTTATGGTGAAGATATTAACCATGAGGAAGTGATGAGAGAATATGAGGACTATTTAAAATCTAAAGAATAATGGCTGTAAAATATATAGAAACATCAGATCTTACTACATTTGCTTGTAGTGGCGAAGAAACACACATTGGAGGTTATGATGATAATGGTAACGAAGTGATTATAAAAGTATCTACTTATCAATTGTTACATACTATTGATGTGCCTTATATGAAAAAGCAATTAAATAAATACATAGAAAAAATATGAATATATTAGAAGAAGCAGATAAAATAATAAATAAAAGATCTGAAGAAAAATCACGTATGTATGGTGATTTTAGTAAAGGTATGGAAAGAGCATGTCAAATTTTTAATGGTATGACTGGTTTAAAATTATGTCCAGAAGATATGTATAAAGCATTAGTAGCTTTAAAGTTATCACGTGAAAGTTATAATCATAAAGAAGATAACTTATTAGATGCTGTAGCATATTTAGGAGCATTAAATAATTATATAAATGAGAAAAGCAATATTAATAAAAATAAATAAAGAGAGACTATCTAAAAATGGTGGTAAATACAACCGTACTTTCTGGAAAGATGTACAAGGTAATAAATCATATATTTTTGATATATACCACGAGCATTATGCAAGTAAAAGATTTTTACCATACATGAAAGAAGGTAACATTTTAGATAACTTAAAAATTATAGAAATAAATAATAAACATTATATAAGTGGATATTCTAATTTTACTTATGTAGGAAATAAAAACAAAGATGAATTTACTATTAAATAATTATATAAACGCAGAAGAAGCATTTGAAGATATTTATCCTATTTTATGTAAAGATGGTTTAGATCATGGTAATACTAAATGTTTATTTAACGTGGGTTTTAATATTTTAAACCCAAGTGATAATACAATAAATACTGATTATAGAAAATGGAAAAAAAGTTATGCAGATATTGAGTGGAAATGGTATTTATCAGGTGATCCATCTGCTAAAGAAATAGCTAAACATGCTAAAATTTGGTATAAATGTATGGATGAGTATGGTGATGTGAATAGTAATTACGGTGCACATTGGAAAACAAATAACCAACTTGACTATATTATCAATCTTTTAAAAGAAGATCCAACAACAAGAAGAGCATCTATTAGTATTTACAACGCTAAAATAAGGTATAATTTTAAAAATGATACACCTTGTACGTATGCTATTAATTTTTACATACATAATAATAAGCTAAATATGAGTGTTATGATGCGTTCTAATGACATCTGGTACGGTTTCTGTAACGATCAATACTGTTTTAGTAAGTTACAAGAAATAGTGTCTATAAGGTTAAATTTAGAAATTGGTACTTATTACCATTTTGTAAACAATATGCATGTTTATAATGATTTTATTAATAAACATATATAATGGAATTTAGTAGATTTGACAAAGCATACATGAAAATGGCAATACAGTGGTCTAAATTATCACATGCTAAAAATAAAAAAGTAGGCGCTTTGTTAGTTAAAGAAAAAATGATAATATCAGATGGTTTTAATGGTATGCCAAGTATGATGAATAATGATTGTGAAGATCATGATGGTATTACTAAATGGGAAGTATTACATGCTGAAGCTAACGCAATATTAAAATGTGCTAAAAGAGGTATTTCATGTAATGAGGCAACTTTATATATAACGTTATCACCATGTAGACACTGTGCTAAGTTAATATTTCAAGCAGGAATAGCTCGTGTAGTATATTATGAAGCTTATAAAGATCTTGCTGGAATAGAATTTTTAAAAAATAGAAAATCAATAATTGTTCAACAAATAAATTTATAAATATGGAATCACATCAGTTTAATTTAATTAGAAAATGGGCTAAAGAAAAAGGTATATTTGATAAAGGAGATCCTAAAACACAGTTTTTAAAACTTCAAGAGGAAACAGGTGAATTAGCTAAAGGTATTTTAAAAGATGATATAGATGAAATCTCTGATGCTATAGGCGATTGCGTGGTAGTATTAACTAATCTTAGCGAATTATGCGGATTAAAAATAGAAGATTGTATTAAAGGAGCATGGAACGAAATAGCAGAAAGAAAAGGTAAAATGATAAATGGTACTTTTGTAAAAAATTTATAAAGGCATAAGTAGGTTAATAGGAAGCTTACCATTATTCAAAACTACACCAGCTCCAATTGCTGGTTTTTTACCGGCTTTAGCATACGCAAAAGAATATTCTGAAAAGTTTATACCGCAACCAATTTGCATACCAAAAATACGGAACTTTTGACCAACGTAATGTTCACAATACGCTTGCGTATGTAAATGACCTTGTACAGTATTCATCATATCAGCTCTACATTTAGTTCTTGCTGTACCTCCTTCACCATGTAAATATTGTACACCGTCTTTTACATATCTTTCTACAAAGTTCCAACCAGGTACTTGTAAAACATCTTTATAACTTTTGATCCATTTACTAGGAATAGACGATGTTTGAGCTTTTCTCATTATCATTCTATCATGATTACCTATTATAACAGTAGCTTTTGGAAAAACTTTATACCACCTTGCTATTCTTTGTATAGCTAATTCAAGCTCATCTGCTCCTCCCATTCCATCCGCGTTCGTCTCATGATAACTACTATAATGATTATCTATAATATCGCCAATCATAACAACTTCGGTGCAATTAAACTGCTCATATTTAGACATACAAAACTCTAAATAAGTATCAAGACAAAAAGGCTCATGTAAATCACCTACGCATAAAACATTGTTAACAACACCACCCTCAGAAACTCTCATTTCCTGTATTAAGTCGTGTTCTGTTTTAGTTAATCTAAGTCTATAGTCTTTTTTGATAATTTATTTTTTAAGTTTCTCAACGCTTCGTCCGCCAAAATAGGCCCCAATAACTGTAATAAGCGTAGTAGTTAAAAGGCTTACGAATTCGGGTTTAACATTAAAGTCAATACTACCACTATCTATGAATACAAGTAACATAGTACATACTATTAAAAATATTAATACTATAGGTCGTACATTTTTCGACAACTTAGAATCTGAATTCATATCCGCTTTCCACCTTTCGCTAACATTCTTCTCTACCTCTACCTGATGATTTACCATTAGTTCTTTTATCTTTCTTTTAGCCTCTAGTTTTTCTTCTTTAGATGTGCTTAGATTGTCTAATACGCCACCTACAGATTCTACTAACTTACTTGCTCCATCTCCAAAAATTGTTTTTAACACTTTCATATTCCTTTTTCTATTTGATGATATTTATACCTTGTTCTTCCATTCTCTTTGTATGCTTCTAGTAAAGCCTTTCTGTTGTGTTCGTGGTTATAACTTATATGAATCCAAGAATAATCAAACTCATTTATCATTTGGTCGAATGGTAAATCTAATTCTATAACCTTATCCCAAATTATCTTATTGTTCATTACACCATCTACTTTAAATTGTATGTCTGATGCTTGTCCTCTACAATGTTGGCTTATAGCTACATACTTTCCTTTAATTATTTTATGAGATCCTTTAATGGCTTTATTTAAAGCCTCTGAACGATAACCACTAGTAATCCTAATTGGGCTTCCTAAAGCCTCTCTAAGTGGTTGTAAAACGAACTTTACTAATAGTTGTATATTCCGTATATGCTCTTTAGTAGGTTCGTTGTCAATACCGTTTCTAATTGCTGATACGCTTTTTGTAAATTCGTTAAGGGAAAAGTTCTTTGATAAAATCATTATCTAAATTTAGAGATTATAATGCTGTCTATCACAGCTTGAATTTCTTGCTTTTCAACATTTAAAGAAAACATTAAATCACCTTTGAATCGTTTTACTTCTTCTTTTTTGTTGAAAACTATTATCGTGGGTAATACTTTAATCTTGTAAGATTCTGCCAAGTCAGGATTGTCCTCTATACAAACTCTGTACTTCCTACAGTCTTTAAGACTACTTAAGAAATGGCATTTGTTACTGTCATTCCAACCTGCCCAAAACTCAACTACTATAGGCTCTGTGGACATTTGAGCCTCATTGAGTTGAGATTTGTCAATAAGCGATTGGGAGAAACATTGATAAGGTATTACCCATAATAATATGTAAAAAAGGTATCTCATTTAAGTTCGTAAACTCTCTCCTCTATCTTCTCTACCTGCGTTTCTATTTTATCTAATTTCTC